CTTGGTCACCACCTGGTAGTGTACGCTCATGGCTGGAGGCTCCTTGCCGATCATCGCGTAGAAGTCGGCGGTTGCGAGGGTGGCACGGGCGCGCAGGGCGTTCAGGCCCTCCACGCGCTGCTGCATGGCTGGATGCATGATGGTTTCCTCGGGGAAGGGCTGGGGTTAAGCGACGGGTTCGAGGGTTTCGGAGCGGCGGGTGATCCGCACCTGAGCGATCCGCACCGATGGTGGGCGGCGGTCTCGGCGAGCAGGATCGCCTGAGTGAACGTTTGCCATCGCGTTCATGGTCATCAGTGCCACCAGTGCGAAGCACAGGGGGGAGATGATCTGGCGCTTCATGGCCTCAGCTACCAGGGCAGCGCGCCGCTGTACGCCGAGTTTGAACATGGCCGCGCTCAGCCGCTTCACGACAGTGCCCGGGGCGATGTCGATCAGGCGGGCTATCTCTTTGGCGGTCATGCCCTGGGCCACGGCCAGTAGGCATTCCAGTTCGCGAGGGGCCAGGCCACGACCGAGGTGACCAATCCAGGTACCACTGATAATCGTCGATTCCATGATGAGTGCCTCAGGGGTGGCTGCATGGGTAGAGCACTTTGAACGGCCGTGTCGACAAGCCTACTGCCCGGAACAGTTCAAAGTGCTCTACCGATGCATCCTGGTGCTGGGGAAGACCAGGTGATCGGGCAGTTAACGTCAGGCTGACGTGGCGCTGGTTGTTCAGTCGTCCTCGCCCTGGCTCAGCATCTTCTCGATGTCTGTCGCCGTGGGCTTGTTCCAGTTCTTGATCTGGCCTGTCTCGAGGTCGATGTTCAGGATCAGGTAGTCGCCGTAGTGGTCGCCCGGGAAGAAGTCGGGCACGTAGCCCTCGTAACTACCCACCTCGTCGCCCTGCGCGTCCTGGAGGCCCGCGGAAAATCCGTCACGCACCTTGATGTGAAGGCGAAGCTCAGTCACATCGACCTGAACCGTTTTCTGTTGGTTGATCTGCATGCTGCGTTCCTCGGTTGATTTCCCGTCTGGCCCTGTCGCGGTCGATGTGAAGGGAAGGGGATGCGGGAGCTGTAGAACAGTGGTGGGTGAATAGCGTTTCGACTTCGCAGCTCATATCATCGTCAGCGCTTTACGCAGGGATGATCATCATTAGCTCGTAGGGGTTGCTTACATGGAAAGAAGCTATTTTGTAACGATGCTTGCACTGATCCTTCATCAAATAGATGCCGCGTATTGGCACGAATGGGAGATGTTTTTCCTGCCCGGCGGGGTACAGGGCTTCCTACTGTTCAATATCTTGGCAATACCCGTGTTACTGGTTGGGTATCGGAACGTTTTGCTGGGTACGGTTAAAGCGGTGGTGTTCGCCAAAGTTTGTGCTTGCCTAGGCCTGCTTACGTTCCTTATCCATGCCGGCTTCGGCTTGGCTGGCTTTCATCAGTTTCACCTGCCTGCTTCGATCTCCATCCTCATTCTTTGCTTGGCCAGCTCTATATGGCTGATGGCAAGAATACGATCCTCATCGCAATGATCGCCGGCGCCGATAACTGATTTCCCGTCTGGCCTTGTCGCCAAGGCCAGCCAGTGAAATCTATTGCTCGGTGCGGAGCTCGCTCCGTGGTCTCCAGCCTGATGGCATTTTCACCATGCAGCCGACGCCAAAGGCGTAGCGAGTGGTTCGGTCTGTCTGGTAGCCATACCAGGCACAACCGGCCCAGTTGGCTGCTGACATTGCTGTCACGGCCAGAACCAGCACTGCGCCGGTTGCCAACAGCGAAGCCTTGGCGGCCTTCATACTTCGATGCCGTAGTCTTGAGGGCGCAGGCCGAAGTGCAGGCCGATCTCCTTCAGCACTACCAGTTCGGCGCCTTCGATCTCGCCATCTGCCTGGGCGATGGCGATCATGTTCACGAACGCTTCCTCGGCATCGGTCTGCACGTTTTTCACATCGGCCAGCTCGCGTTTGATCGCGAGTCGGCCTACCTGGAAGTTCGCATTCAGCTGGGCGGTAAAGCGGTTGATGGTGTCGGTGATTTCGCTACCGAAGTGAGCGAGGTTGGGGTTGGCACGAATCAGTTCGTCCAGTTTGGAGACTTCCGCCGCCTCGATCTCGCCGTCAGCCGCGGCGATCAGCAGGCCGCCACCGACGATAGCCTGCATCAGGTCGCGGTTGACGACCTTCTTCATCTCGGCCTGGGCGTTGCCGACTTTCTTGCCAAACAATTTACCGAACATGGTGAATCCTCTCAGTGGGGTGGGCTACATCCCAAAGCACCCGTCACCAGGTGCTTCAGTGATGCTTTCCGCCGCGACCCGCTACTGGCGTCGGTCGCTGGCCTGAATCTCGTTGTTCCTCCAGCCGCGACCATGTCCGCTGGAAAACTGATTCGGGGCTTTACGCTGCGCACCCTGGGACAGTTGCCATCCCTCTGGACCGTTGAGGCCTGTCCATCGCTGCCTTCGTTGCTGGCCGGTGTCGATCCGGCAGGGAGGGTCTTTGTGGACCCTGTGCTGCGCCAGGTAGGCCGCTGCGTTGAGATAAATATGTACTAGTGGTTCACATTGGTCAAGTACCAAAAGTACACATTTTTTTGAATATTGAACCGCGCGCAGCTCTTTCCTTTTCCGAAATCACTCGGGTAATATTCTGAAAGTACTGGATGGGTATACAGTCGTCAGGAGAGGTGCATGGCCAAGCAAAAGAAATCGGCGCCGCAGCCGCGCCAGGAGTTGAGCGGTCTTGAGCGTTTGGGGCTCAGGGTTTCTGCCATGATCAATCACCCACTCGCGCAGACTCAGCGCTGGGTGACGATCCATCGTCTCGATATCGACGGTGATGCGGAGTGGGAGGAGGTGATGGGCTTGTTGTCGGAGACGCCGGAACTGGACATGACCTTCAACGACGACGGAAGCGTGACCGTGCGATGGGAGAAACAGGAGAGCGAAGAAGCGCCTGAGGCGGTAGACGAGTGGGAGACCAGCGAGGAGGCAGCACCTTTCTGACGGGCACAAAAAAGCCCGCTCGACGGCGGGCTTTCGAATCGATCAAGGTCAGACAGGCTGACCCGCTGGGCGGCCCAGATCAGACCAGGTTAGCATTCCACACCAAGAGCACTCGCGCCTGGATGTAGGTGTCATCCACGCGGATGTCTTCGGCTGGATGGTTGGTATTGTCCGAGATCATCTTGAAGTGGTCGCGGCCCTTCTTCTGTAAGCGCTTGATGTAGAGCATGTCGTCGTGGGAGAACAGGTAGATCCCATCCCCAACGAACTCTCGAATGCTCACGTCGACCAGCAGAGAGTCGCGGTGTTTGATGGTTGGCGCCATCGACTGGCCCCAGCCAGTTACCAGTTTCAGATGATAGTGCTCGACGAACTCAACACCCATTTCTCGCAGGTGCCGAGGGCTTACCCTTACATCCTGCAGCATCTCTGGGTAGTCGTTGGGGATCTGTCCGCCACCCATAGCAGCCCGAACGTCGTAGTGGGCAATCCAGACCTCATCACCCACCTGGCCAGGTCTGGAGAAGTCGACGGTGATGACGTTTCCGGGAGCCACCTTTCCGGAAGGTTCCTGCACCGCCTTGGTGATCTTCTCCCTCACATCCTCTGAGAGACCCTTTCCATGCTTCGCCAGCATCTGCATCACCAGGTCCGCTGACGATGGCGTGGCCTCTTGTGCTGTTCTGCTCACCGTATTATTGAGCACAGCGGGGCCGTCGCCGGAACCATGCTGCAGCCACTCTATCCGGACTTTCAGTGCATCAGCGATTGCTTGCATCTTGGCCGGGCCGGGCATCGACTCGCCATTAAGCCATTTGCTTGCTGCTTTGGGCGTTACCTCGGCAATTTTCGCCAGGCGTGCGCCTGCACCCCATGAGTCTATCCCCTGGGATGCCAAAGAGCTCTTGAGCCGAGACGCGAACGAGGCGCGGATATCTTCTATTTGAACCATAGGTTCACTATCGCATGCGCTTGCATGTACTTTCAGTTCCGACATAATATGTACTTACAGTTCATATTTCCGTTGGAGGCCTTATGCAGGCACTCAAGAAGGCAATCGATGACGCAGGAGGCGTTGCTGCCGTTGCGATCGCTTGCGGGAAGACGCCAAGGGCCGTCTACAAGTGGCTTTCCGCCGGCTGCCTCCCACGCACCGAATACACGGGCGAAACCAAGTACGCAGAGAAGATTGCAGCTCTGGCAAAGGCCGCCGGCAAACCACTCAAGGCCGCTCGCTTGCTTGCTGACACTGCTCCGACCAAATCCGTCGCTTAAAGGGTGGCTGCCCATGGAGTGAATTTTCTATCCGCCAGTGTTACGGCGGTAGTGATCTGGAATAGCTGTGAATTTAACCAGTAGGAGAGAGCGATGGGCAGGAAGATCAACAACAGCACGGCGCCTTCGGTACGGGAGGCTGTGCGCAAGATCAGCGCCTTTGCACAACTGATCTGCGCCCAGGAGGATCTCGCGCGCCAAGGGGATGGAGGGATCGTCCGGATTGAAGCGATGGCCCCAGTCCTCGAAGCCATCGATCAGTACGTCGCTCAGTTCCCCGTGATGGAGGTCGAGCGAGCCTCACCTCAAAAATCTGACAGCCCTCGCGGGCGGTCTTCTTACTGGGATGCTCGGCCAGAGTCAGACAGTGCTACTTCGCAGTGTGCGGCAGGAAGATCTCAAGCTCCGGCGTGTGAGCGACCTGTTGGCGAATCGGCTCAAACTCTTCTGGGCTCAGCAGCAGCTCCTCAAGCTCCTCGCGAAGAAGAAACACAAAGTCCGAAACCTCCAAGTTCTCAACCTCATCAAGGGGCCAGTGATGCTTATTGATGACGTAAAGCTGGATGGCTTCGATTGCTGTTGGCCTCTTCCAGATAGCCCTGGAGCGGACTCTGATTCGCTCAGAGAAGCACATCATTTTGTACTCACCGAGCACGTCGATCCTGCTTTGACTGTCGAGCGATGTGTATTGACCACCCGGCTGCTTTGCGAGGTGTTCGCGACGTTCAGCGCAGAGAGTCGCCCACTCAAAACCGTAATTCATCGGTTCAACGCTCATATGTCCGGCCTCCTGGGCCTTTTCGTGTGGAAACAAAAAGCTACCACGGTTGCGCCGGACACCTACACCGCCTGAATCGCAGGCATAAAAAAACCGCCTGGCAGGGCGGTTTCTTCAAAAACATAGCGGAGTCGATTATGCACATGGCATTCGATACAAGCAACAGCAAGCCACGCGCGTCATTGTTCTGCAATACGCCGAACCTGTCGCGTCAGGTCATGTCGTCCCGGGAGATCGCCGAGCTGACCGGCAAGGCACACGACAACGTACTGCGGGATGCCCGGGCCCTGGTCAAACAGGGTGTCCTCAAAACTGAGGAGACCCACTATACCCACACGCAGAACGGCCAGACCTACCCGGAGTTCCTGCTGAACCAGCGTGACACCCTGGTGCTGGTCTCCGGCTACAACGCTCACTTGCGCGCCAAGATCATCGATCGCTGGCAGGAGCTGGAGGGCAGGGTGGTTGCGCAGTTCCAGATCCCGACCACCTTCGCCGAGGCACTGCGCGCTGCCGCGGATCAAGCGGAGCGGAGCCAGCAACTCCAGCAGGTCATCGACCACCAGGCCCCGAAGGTCGCCGCGATCACTCGTCTGGCTGCAGCTGGCGGGGCAATCTGCATCACCGATGCCGCCAAGCACCTGCAGGTCCCGCCTTCGAAGCTGTTCGACTGGCTTGAGCAGCATCGCTGGATCTTCCGCCGCAAAGGCTCTCGCCGCTGGATCGCCTACCAGCCCCGCATCACTGCCGGCCTGCTGAAGCACAAGGTAACCGGCCTGAAGCCCGACGTCGAAACAGGCGCAGAGCGTGCCGCGTTCGACGTACTAGTGACACCGAAGGGCATCGCGCGCCTGGCCGAACTGCAAGCCGGGGGATCGCTGTGAGCGTTCAAGCCATGACCTGGGCCATGGGCATCCCCAAGGCCGCACTGGATAACCCAGCTGCACGTCACGTTCTGCTGTGCTTGGCCAACTATGCCGGTGTCGATGGCCGCGGCGCGTTCCCGTCTGCTGCAACCCTTTCCGAAGACACCGGCCTGTCCGAGCGCACTGTCCGCCTGAAACTGGATGAGCTGGAGAAAGCCGGATGGATCGCTGAAGGCAACCAGGCAATCGCTGCTGCCTACATCGATCGCCGCGATCGGCGCCCTGTGGTGTATGACCTGCAATTTAAACGGGGTGCAAATGCTGCACCTCGTAAAGAACGGGGTGCAGATAACCGCACGGGGTGCAGCTCACAGCAGAACGGGGTGCAGGAAAACGCAGAACGGGGTGCAGCAGCTGCACCCAATCCGTCACTGAACCATCAAGGAACCGAAGAGCAGCAGCCGCGCGATGTGTCGGGCGTGATCGAGGAGCAGGATCGCCAGGCGCTGGAGTCACAGGACGACCTGCAACGGTTCGCCATGTTCGCCGAGTGGGACCCGCCAACCGGCCTGGTCAAAACCCAGCTGACGTTGGCCGGCCTGACCCTGGAAGCGCTCACTGAGGAATCGCTCAAGAGTTTCCTGGGGTACTACGTCGCCAAGCCCAAGGTGCGCGACAGCGGTGGCGGCTGGTGCTTCCGGCTGGCCAAGTGGCTCAAGAGCGAGAAGGCGAAGAGCGCCGTCGAGGCGGAGCAGGATGAGACCCAGTCCGACTGGGCGGTGAAGGGGGTTCGAGTATGACCGCAACCAACGTTCGACAGCTCCTGGCCAATCGCCGGACCGATCCGACCTACCAACCACCAGTAGAGCCGGGCGCGATGCCGATTGACCCAGCCACCCGGCAGGTGATCGAAGACCTGTTTCTCCGTCTGCGCGGTGCCTGCGGCGCCTGGCGGCAATCATGGCCGACTCTGGCGGTAATGGATGCGGCCAAGCTGGAATGGCTTGGCGAATTCATGCGCTCGGGCATCACCCGTCTGGAACAGATCGACCACGGCATGCGCGTCTTGAGTGCGAGCAAGTCGGCGTTCGTCCCGGCGCCTGGTGTGTTTGTGAGCTGGTGTTTTGCTCCGGAAGGCCTGGGCCTGCCCAGTGTCGAGAAGGCCTACGCCCAGGGCCTGCGCAACTGCCACCCGGCGATGCGCGCGTCTGCGAAGTGGATGCACCCAGCCGTCTACCACGCAACTGCCGCCGCCGGCTTCCACAGCCTGCCGCTGAT